AGGTTATTCGAATCGCTCTATGCGGCTAGGCACAATTCGTCGAAGTATCTTCTATTCGTCGAACAATGCGTCCCCTACCCCGTCCGCTTCCGAAAAAGCCGGGCATTATATCACGGAATTTTGCTTTACGCTAACTGAACAATGCGTGTAGCATCTCTTTATGCCATTGATTACGAGATCAGAAGCAGCAAGAGCGCTGGGTGTGACACCGGAGGCGGTCTATGCGGCGGTGAAAACGGGACGCTTGCCGGTGGTGCGAACAGCGGACGGTCGTGAGCTGGTGAACAGCGAGACCATGCGCGAGCACTGGGCAAAAAACACGCAGCGGCGCATAGGAAGAGGTCCAAAGCCGCCTGCTGGTCAAAAAATGTTTCCGGCAGCAAGGCCGAGGATGGCGAAGACGGAGGAATCGATCCCGGACTACGACGAGTCAAGGGCTCGCACTGAGCACCTGAAGGCTGAGCTGCTGGAGCTTGACCGCAAGCAGAAAGAAGGCGTTTTGGTAAAAGCAGAAGAAGTTGAGCTGAAATGGGTGGAGATTGTGACGTTAGCCAGGACCAAAATCTTGGGCATACCAACTAAGGCAAAGCAAAGGATCCCGGATCTTGATACTGAGGCTGTGACAACGCTGGAAGATATTGTTCGCGAAACGCTGGAAGACCTGTCTGAGAGTGTGTCTGATGACTGAAGACAACCTGCTGAGGCTGGAGCGTGCGGCATATCGGGCGTTTAAGCCGCCAGAGAAGCTGACTTTGAGCGAGTGGGCGGATCGTTATGCGTTTTTAAGCGCAGAAAGCAGCGCGGAAGGCGGCAGATGGCACACTTTGCCGTATCAAAAAGGAATTATGGATGCAATAACGGATCCAAAGGTCGAGCAGGTGACTGTGATGAAGAGCGCGCGGGTGGGGTATTCAAAGATTTTGAACCACGCGATTGCATTCCATATTCACCAGGATCCGTGTCCGATCATGCTGGTGCAGCCGACGATCGAGGACGCGCAGGGGTATTCGAAGGAAGAAATTGCGCCGATGTTGCGCGATACGCCGTGCTTGAAGGGCTTGGTGAGCGAGTCGAAGGCGAAGGATGGCGCGAACACGATTTTGCAGAAGCAGTTCCCTGGCGGAACGCTGAGTCTGGTTGGCGCTAATAGCCCGCGTGGGTTCAGGCGCGTGAGTCGGCGGGTGGTGTTATTTGACGAGATCGACGGTTACCCAGCTTCTGCGGGTGCGGAAGGCGATCAGATCAAGCTTGGTATCCGACGGACTGAGTACTACTGGAACCGCTCGATTGTGGCTGGTAGCACGCCGACAGTTAAGGATTTCAGCCGCGTGGAGCGCATGTTCCTGCAGACGGATCAGCGTCGTTATTTCGTCCCGTGTCCTGATTGCGGTCATATGCAGTACCTGAAATGGCCGAATATCAGATGGACGGATGGCGACCCGAGCACAGCGGGGTATTGCTGCGAGTCATGTGGCGTAATAATTCCACATTCTAAAAAGCGTTGGATGGTGGAGCGTGGCGAGTGGCGCGCTACGGCACCGGGGAATGGAAAGCATGTGGGGTTCCATATTTGGGCGGCTTATTCGTATAGCCCGAATGCGACGTGGCCGAACTTGGTGGAGGAATTTCTGGATGCGAAGAACGATGCAGAGCAGTTGAAGACGTTTGTGAATACGGTGCTGGGCGAGACGTGGGAGGACGAGTATGCGTCGAAGGTTGGTGCTGACTCCCTGCTGGAGCGCGCTGCTGAGGAGACGTATCAGCAATATGTGCCACCGGCTGAGGTGCTGGCTTTGACGATTGGATGCGACGTGCAGGATGACCGGTTGAGCTTGAGCGTGTGGGGGTGGGGCCGCGAGGAAGAGGGCTGGCTGATTGATCGGGTGAAGATTTACGGAAGCCCGTCGCGGCCAGAGGTATGGAAGCAATTAGACGAGATTTTGCAGAAGCCTTACGTGAATGAGGCGGGTGAAGAGGTGAAGGTGATGTGTTGCGCGATTGACTCTGGCGGTCACCACACGCAGGAGGTGTATCAGTACAGCCGTGAGCGTGCGGCGATGGGTGTGATTGCGATTAAGGGTATGTCGCAGAAGGGCAAGCCACCGTTGGGTAAGGCGACGAAGGTGGATGTGGACTACAAGGGCAAGGCGTTAAAGAAGGGGGCACAGTTGTTCCCGGTCGGCGTGGACACGGTGAAATCGCTGTTGTTTGGGCGGTTGAAGCACAACGATCCTGGGGCTGGATATTTGCACTTTTTCCCCACGATCGGAACGGACTATTTCGAGGAGTTGACAGCCGAGAAGCAGATCTTGAGGTTTAGGAACGGCTATCCCGAGCGAGTTTGGGTCAAAAAGAGCCAAGCACCCAATGAGGCTCTGGACGAGATGAACTATGCGTACGCGGCATTGCATCGGCTGTACCAGAAGATGGACAGGAGAACGATTTGGGATCAGCTTGAGCGGCGTGATGAACCGAAGCCGAAGCGCGCGCGTGCCAGTGCTGTTCCAAAGCGGAGTTTTGTGAAGCAGTGGTGAGTTACGGCGCTAAAGTACCAAGAAGCCTGAAGTTAGAGGTCGAATGGCGATTCCACCGTCCATAACAGCCGGGGTGGACGTGGTGTGGACCGACGTTGCGACCACGGATATTTTCGGCAATTCTGTAACGAGTGCAACTCATAATTTAACGTATTATTTCCGGTTGAATACGGCCGGCGAGGGTGTCACGGCGACTGGCACCACATACGGCGATGGCTGGCAGGTGACGATCCCTGCGGCGACTAGCGCCGGGATGAACGCGAGCACTGGCTGGTATTTCCAAGCTGTGTTGACCGCGATCAGCGGCGGTGCGGTCACTGAGTACAGCAGGGGGCAGATCGAGGTTCAGGCGTCGCTTGCGTATGCAGGATCTCCTGCGGCATTTGATGGTCGGACGCAAGCGCAGAAGGATTTAGACGCTGTTCAGGCGGCGATTAGGTCGCTGATGACGGGTGGAGCGACGCAGGAGTACCGGATTGGTAATCGCAGCCTGAAGCGATATGACCTAGCTGATCTGCTGGCGCTGGAATCACAGTTGAAGGCAACTGTGGTTCGCGAGAATAAGGCGAAGATCATTGCATCGGGTCTTGGCGACCCGAACAATTTGTTTATCCGTTTCGGTAACGGCTGATGGGCATCCGCACCAACATTTTGCGTCGTATTGGCCTTCAGCCGATTCCGAAGGCGCTGCCGCCGGTGCGCAGGCGGAATTATGCAGGCGCAATTATCAGTCGTCTGACAAGCGATTGGATGGCGACGCAAGCGAGTGCGGACGCTGAGATTCGCACGAGTCTGCGGAAGCTGCGTGACCGCAGCCGCGAAATGGTGCGAAACAATCCGTACGCAAAGCAGGCAAAGCGGACAACGCAGATCAACGTTGTCGGCAGCGGCATCAAGATGCAGTCACAGGTGACGCTGCTTCGCGGAAATCGTCGAGACGAGCGTACAAATAGTTTGATTGAGCAGAAGTGGGCGTCTTGGTGCCGCGCTCAGCACTGCGACGTAGCGGGGCGCCATAGCTTCCACATGATGGAGTGGCTGGCGATTGGTGCACTGCCGGAATCAGGGGAGGCGCTGTTCAGGATTGTGCGCAGGCCGTTCGGCGGTGGAAAGGTGCCACTGGCGCTCCAGATGCTTGAGGCTGATTATCTGGATGAGGAGTATCAAGGCCCAACCCTCGCCGATGGGAACGAATGGCGGATGGGCGTAGAGGTCAATGAATGGGGCCGCCCGGTGCGGTACGCCTTCCTCACGCGCCATCCAGGTGACTACTGGTTCCAGAATGCTCCGCAACGAAACGAAAAGCATGTCTTCCTGCCGGCGGAAGATGTCATCCATTTGTTTATCCCAGAGCGGCCACAGCAACATCGTGGCGTGCCGTGGTTCCATCCTGTGATGTCGGACGCGCATCAGCTTCAGGGTTACGAGGAGGCTGCTGTGATCCGCGCGCGTGCGGGCGCATCGATTATGGGCTTTATTACCAATCAGGAGGGCGAGCTTACTGCTGATGACGTTGAGAACGAGCGTCGGATCAGCGAATTTGAGCCAGGCATGTTCAAGTATCTGATGCCGGGCGAGAACGTCACGGTGCCGAGCATCGATTCGCCTGACCAACAATTTGAGATGTTTGTGCGCAATAAGGTGCGCAGGTTTGCTAGTGGTTTTGGGTGTTCATATGAAACGTTGAGCCGTGACTTTAGCGATACGAATTATTCAAGCAGCCGGCTGAGCTTGCTTGAGGATCGTGAGCACTGGAAGGTGGTTCAGTCGTATTTGATTGAGCATTTTCATATGCGAGTGTTCCGCGAGTGGCTGTCGCTTGCGGTGCTTGCTGGTGAGCTGCCGTTTGATGACTTTGAAGCGCGTCCTGAGCGTTATGACACACCGCGTTGGATGGCACGCGGCTGGGATTGGGTTGATCCGCTGAAGGAAGTCAAGGCTTACCGCGAGATGGAGCAGGCGGGTTATATGACGAAGGCGCAGATTGTTGCGAAGCTTGGCGGCGACTTTGACGAAAACCTGGCCGAGATAGCGCGTGAGCAGAAGGCTGCCGAGCGCTTGGGCGTCGAATTAGATCGAGACATTATTGAGCAGCCGATGCTTCCGGCTGATCAACCGCTACCGCAGGAGGAAGGCTGATGGGCGCGATGCCAACGGATGGAATGAGAGAGGAGGCGCGGCGTTACCGCGCTTGGAAGGATGAGGGTCGCAAGGGCGGCACTGATGTTGCTGCTCGTCGTGCAGGTCAGATTCTTAGCGGCGATGAGCTAAGCGACGAAACGATTCGCACGATGAGCGCATGGTTTGCGCGTCATGAGGTCGACAAGCAGGCTGAGGGCTTCAGTCCCGGTGAGGAAGGGTATCCGTCACCAGGAAGGGTGGCATGGGCAGCCTGGGGAGGTGATCCAGGTAAAACATGGAGTGATGCACTTGTGGCTCGTATGGATTCGGATCGAGAGTTGACGGCTGATTTGACTGCGCCACAGGTGCAGTTGTATGAGGCTTATGAGGAGATTGCGGAGGAGCTTGGCCAGTTTGGCCAGGATGCCGGACCGCATGGCTCGCATTACATGGCCGAAAGCCCGTTTGCGGGTGACGGGATGGTGTGCGCGAATTGCGTGTTTTATGCAGGACCACGTGCCTGTGAGATTGTGAGCGGTGACATTGCTCCTGAAGGCGTCTGCAAGTTCTGGATTATTCCTGAGCGCTTGATGGAAGAGTCACCCGATGCAGAGGGTGGTCGTCCTTATCCGAACGAGCATGCGGCAAGGCTGCGTGATCCTGGCCAGTACGACCGTTTCCGTCGCCGTAACAATGCTGCGGGTAAAGGCGTTGATTTCATTTTTGGGATTAAGACCGGAGAAAGCGGCGCCGAGTTGCAGGCGATCAGGTTCAAGCTGAGTGAGTTCACTGCTGCTGAAGCTCGCGCATGGTTGAGTGAGCGCGACTATGAGCCGCTCGAATTTGAAGAGGCAACAGGCGAGCGCTCTAAAGTGGATGAAATTGAGGTCGAAACGGTGACCGAAAAACGCGCTGCACCTGATGCGCTTAAAGAGGGTGACTTTGTTTCATGGAACAGCTCTGGCGGTCGCGCACGCGGTCGTATTGAGCATGTGATGCGCGAAGGCACCCTGGGTGTGCCCGGCACTGAATTCAGTATTGATGCAACGGAAGAAGATCCTGCTGCATTGATTCGGATTTATCGCGATGGCGAGGCAACTGAGACGATGGTGGGCCATCGGTTTAGCACCTTGACCAAGATCGATCCGATTCGCGCGACAGAGGGCGGCAAGTTCCAGCGGTCGGAAGTGACCTCATTCCGTGCGCTGGACGACGAGCGGAGCTTTGAGTTTCCTTTTAGCTCCGAGTATCCGGTGATGCGGTACTTCGGCAACGAAGTGCTGAGCCACGAGATAGATGCAGCGAATTTGAGCCGTCTGAATGACGGTGCACCGCTGCTGTTCAACCATGATCCTGATCGCGTCGTCGGCGTTGTTGAGCGCGCTTGGGTTGATGGCAAGAAGAAGCGTGGCTATGTGAAGGTGCGCTTCTCGCGCAATAAGTTTGCGCAGGAAGTGCTGGATGATGTCCGCGATAACATTTTGCGCGGCATCAGCTTCGGCTATTCGATCGACAAGATGGAAGAGCGAGGCGATGACTTCGTGGCTACTCGATGGTCGCCTTACGAAGTCAGCGTGGTCTCTATACCTGCTGACCCTACGATTGGAATCGGCAGGTCTCTAACTGATGAGACCGTTGTTCAAGCGGCCCCAGCCGCATCACCAACACCTGAACCCGAAATGGAAAACACTCCAGATCTGGAGGTGATCCGGTCCGAGGCCGTCGAGGCCGAGCGTACCCGTATCGCCGCCATCAGTGCACTGGGCGAAAAGCACCAGATGCAAGACCTGGCACGCGAACTGATTGATGGTGGTCGCACTATCGATGAAGCTCGTGCTGCTGTCCTTGAAAAACTCGGCACTCAACCTGTGGAACAAGTCATTCGCTCTGCTGACGTCACCTCTAATGACGTTGGCCTCTCCGACAAGGAGACCCGTTCGTTCAGCTTCGCTCGTGCGCTGAACTATCTCGCTAACCCCAGCGACGCTTCCGCTCGTCGGGCTGCCGAGTTTGAGATCGAAGTCGGTAAGGCTGCCGCTCAGAAATATGAGCGTGCCTCTAACGGCATCGTGATCCCCAACGAGGTGCTGCGTCGTGATCTGGTGGTGGGCACTCCTACCGCTGGCGGCAACCTGGTGGCTGATGAGCTGCTCGCCGGCAGCTTCATCGATCTGCTGCGCAACCGTCTGGCACTGGCTCAAGCTGGCGTGACCATGCTGACCGGCCTGCAGGGCAACATCAGCATTCCTCGTCAGACCTCTGCTGCTACTGCCTACTGGGTTGGTGAGAACGCTTCTCCGACCGAGAGCCAGCAGGCAATCGATCAGGTGAACATGACGCCCAAGACCGTGGGTGCTTATGTCGACTACAGCCGCCGTCTGCTGCTGCAGTCCTCGATCGACGTGGAAGGCATGATCCGTAACGATCTTGCTCGCGTGATTGCTCTTGAGCTTGACCGCGCTGCCATCTACGGCACCGGCTCCAGCAACCAGCCTCTGGGTCTGACCAATACCACCGGTATCGGCAGCCAGACCATCACCACCTACGGCACCTTCGCTGAGTACATCGGCATGGAAACCGATGTGGCTACTGCGAACGCTGACGGTGGCAGCCTGCGTTACATCATCAACGCTGCTGCTCGCGGTGCTCTGAAGTCGACCGCCAAGGATGCCGCTGCTGTGGCTGCTGGCTTCGTGTTCGAGGACAACGAGATCAACGGTTATCCCGTGATCGTGTCCAACCAGCTCCAGAACAACGACGCCCTGTTCGGCGACTTCTCCATGATGATCATGGGTATGTGGTCTGGTCTGGATCTGACCGTTGATCCTTACGCTGGTGCTACTGCCGGTACTGTCCGCGTGATTGCTCTGCAGGACGTGGATGTGGCTGTTAAGCAGCCTGGCGCCTTCTGCCTCGGCACCTGATCATGAGGATCGAGATCCTGCGTCAAGTCATGATCTCGGGGGAGCCAGTTTCGGCTGGCTCCTTTGTCGAGGTCGGTGAGGCTGACGGCAATCTGTTGGTTGGTAGCGGCAAAGCTGTTGTGGCACCTGCCGTTGAGAAGCCCGCACCTGTTGAGGTGACGGAAGAGCCTAAGCCTGCTCCTGTTCCGGCTAAGCCGGCCAAGAGGGCTAAGACTGTGACTTCTGAATTCCCTACTAAGGACTGATCATGGCCATCCTTTCTACCGGTCTGGAAAAGCTCCAGCATTTCGCTCTGGCTCCTACCGCTCAGCGCACCGCCAACCTGAACGGCACCGCTGTCGACATGAACGATTACGAGGGCGACCTTGTGATCATCCTTGATGTTGAGGCTGGTGGCACTTCGACTCTGGATGTGAAGATCCAGTCCAGCGACACCTCTGGTGGTAGCTACACCGATGTGACCACTGTGTTCAACCTTGACGGCACCGAGCAGGCTTCTGCTGCTGTGGCCTTTGCTCAGGTGAGCACTTCTGCTGACAAGCAGTATCTGGTGTTCCCTAAGGGTGCTGCTAAGCGTTGGATCAAGGCTGTGTCGACCACCTCGACCTCCACTCACACCTACTCCATCAATGGCGTTGGCGTGAAGAAGTACGCCTGATAGGCGTACACACTGAGCCCTGGGTTGCTTCGGCGGCCTGGGGCTTTATGCTGTTTACATGGCATTCACTGAAGACCTAAGCGTATTTCTCGCTGATTTCGGTGTTCCGATTTCGGCTGGGTCTGCGAGTGGCTTGGGGATTTTGGACATGCCGAGCGAGATGATCGCTGATGGCGTGGTGATGACGACCGATTACAAGGTCACCTGCCTCGCGAGTCTGTTTGGCGATTTGCAATATGGCGCTGGCGTGAACGTCGATGGGCTGCCGTATACGGTGCGCAATGTTGAGCTGCTTGATGACGGCAAGTTTTGCGATCTGATGCTGCAGCGCAGTGCGGCGCCTGCCTTGGCTGCAGTGTCGCCTGCGGTGCTTGACGGTGATGGGGCCGATACAGAGAGCCTAGTTATCCTTGATGCAGGCGGTCCTGGGACCGTTTATATCGACGGTAATGTTCTTGACGGCGGAGTGCCATGAGCGACACGATCACCCGATTCAAGCTTCGTAACGGTACTGCGGCGCAGTGGACCGCAGAAAACCCGATTTTGCTTGAGGGTGAGGTTGGCATTGAGACTGATACGCGCAAGTACAAGGTCGGTAATGGGGTGAGTGCGTGGTCGGCGTTGCCGTATTACATCGAAGGCGTATTGGCGCGCGGTCAAGCGAGCAAGATGACGAGCGGCACGATTGCGATTGCAACTGCTGGCACCTATCAGAGCACTGGGCTCACGGCGACATTTGATGCTGCCAGTGATTATCAGGTGGTGCTTGGCACTTCGGATGCGTTTGGCCTGAAGAACGATAGTGGCGCAACGAAGCTATTTCAGGTGATGGCCAGCATGGACGCATCTGCGGGCAACAACCATACGCTGGGCATCAGCCTTGCCAAAAATGGTACGGCAATCCCACAGTCAGAGTGCAGGGCCTTTACTGGCTCCAATACGCAAATCACAAAGCTGTTTTGTTTTTGGATGGTTGAATTGGCTAATGGAGACGAGGTTTCGCTGTTTGTGGCGAATCACAGTGATACAACGTCGATCAGCTTCCAACGCGGCCGCATAAGCGCAATAGAAGTGAAGGCATGATGAGCATGGACCGCGACACCTTCAAAAATTGGGTCAAGGTCATGCAAGCGTTGGAACAAGCCGGAAAGACGGATAGCTACATTTATTATCGAGCAAAATCAATTGTGACCAAGCAGGTCGACCCTGGCGCGTTTGGTCCGCTTCCGAAGCGAGGATTCAATGACAACCAAGCGTGAGCGCATTTTGCGCACAATTCAAGACAGGCTTGCTTTGACCCATGGAGTGGAAGGCCGCGTGTATCGCAGCAGGGTGACTGCGATGCAACGCGCGGAGTCACCTGCGATTGTGATCGAGCCGATCAGTGATACGCCAACGCAGAACACGAGCTTGCCGACCCTGGATTGGCGGATGCGTGTGCGTGTGACGGTAATTGTGCGCGGTGATGTCCCGGATCAGCTTGCGGATCCAATTATCGAGAATATGCACGCTCGAATGGTTGCTGACTTGACCTTGGGCGGCTATGCGATTGACGTACAGCCGGATGAGGTGACGTTCAACATGCTGGACGCGGACCAGCCTGCAGGCGTAATTTTCAATGATTATATCGTTCAATACCGGACTAGCGTTGCCAGCCTGGCCACTTAGAGTCTGATAAGCCACTGGATTTACAGTGATTGATGAGTTTCAAGGGCAAGGTGGCTCGTACATCCTTGACCCAGAGACAGGCATCCGCACTCTCGTTAAGCGGACGCTGCCACCTGTTCCACAAGAGGTAATTTCCAATG